GATGTCCTCGCGCCTAATAAACCCCTCTGACTCTAGTTGCGTAAGGTATCGGGTGATCTGCCTGGTGGACGTACCCGCGATCTCTGCCAGTTTTCCATTAGAGGCAAAGCAGTACCCCTCCTTCTTGGCGAGTCCTGCAATATCGCCAAACAGCAGCTTGGCTCCCTCGGAGAGAGCCTTGCTGTGCCTGACGGGTGCAGGTATCACGATGTAGTAACTCATAGAACCCCGTGCTTGTACTTCATAATCAGTTGACCCAGTTTAATAGACGCTGTGTACGAGTGCCCTAGCAGTGTGGGTATGTACCCGTTGGTCAGGTCTTTATCCGTTGCACTTGCTAGATTCGTAAGCATTGCCCTGATCTCTTCAAGTGCCTCAATGTCTTTGTCATCCATTTCCGTCCCCTACTTGCGATACATATAGATTCCCAACTGGAACTTAGTCATTGCACGGCGAAGTGCCATACTTTCAGCAATGCTCTGGTAGTCCCCATAGTTATCCGTAGACGAGTCCTCACTACCCGTTCCCTCGCGAAAGTACGTGCCGTCAGCAGCGTGTACGGTGACTCTCACGATCATTTCAAACTTCTTGCTCACTTCGCTGTGTCCAGCCTTGACTATTTCGTAGTCCCACTTGCCATCTGTGCAACCATTAAATATACTGACCACCTCGTACCACGGTAAGAAGGTTATGTTGCTACCTCCCATTCTTTTGTTTTTTTCCCGCTGGGGGAACTTGGCTGATAGTGCAGTCTGGATTTCCAGCATCGTTTTTCCGTTTTCCATCTTATTGTTCCCTCTCTGTCAAGGTTTGTATGTGCTCTTCAAAGATGTACTGTACACCTTCTTCGATCTGTTTTTTGTATCGCTCAGTCTCATCCTCCGTGAGGCCCGTTATCGCGTAGTTGCTAAGGCTTGGGGGCACATAGTACCGCCCGTGGTCGTAGCCCGCATCGAAATCCAGGATCTCCACCTTGGCAACCAAGGGAGCCCCCCCGTATTTGTCGGTCGTGATCTCTAGTTCGTATTCGTCGTCGAAGAAAATGTTCATTTTGACACCTCGCTTGCTTTCTTTCGCTTGCGACTCTGCGTTTCGTGGTCAAAGACGTGGTACAGCGTGTCTTCCACGTTTTTCAGCACTTCTTGTAGCACATCGGAGGTCTTGGCGTACTGGCTCAACGCTCCTGCAACGTCACAGAGTGTGAACGCTACGGCTTGTGCTTCTGTTTTGTCTATGTTGACTCTCATCTTTTTTCTCCGTTTATAGTTGCGAGCAAACGCTCGCCAAGTTGTTTATTTCTGAAACACTAGGTAGGTCTGTGGCTTCAATGGCTTCTCGCCATCCCTCGCCGTCCCCGACCATCCTCCCGACTTCAAAGGCAGTATACGTAATCCCCGAAACAAACGCAAGTGAAGATACGATTAAGATTGCGTGTGCTGCTATTCTCTTTGCTTGCTGCATAATCAATTAACCTCAAAGTCGAATGTTTCCAGTTCCAGGTACTCACGGGTGTAGTCGTACCCGTCTCCCGTGTCCCAACAGACACCTTGTACGCCTATTGCGTAGGTAATGATCCCGTCATTGAGAGACAACCAACCAGTAAACCAGTTGCCATCTATTTCGGAGACTTCCAGTTCTGCGTCAGCCCAACCGTCTAGGTCGCACAGGCGTGAAGGGATTTCAGGGTGTTTCTTATTAGCTTTCATCGAATATCTCGTTTAGTGCGTTAATTTCTGCTTGGTGATCGTAGGCATCCTCTTCATCATCATCTAATCTCAAGGATCGCACCCGCTTATCCCAGTAGTGGTCTGGGTCTTTATGCCAGTCAAACCACCAAGTTCCAGGATCTGTGAGGTAGTAGCTATTTTCTCTTGTTTTCATTTTGCTTGTCCGCTCCCGCGTCTCATTTTGAAGTACCAGTCCCATTGCGTGTCATGTCCGTTTTCCCAGTAGGAGGTGATGCTGTTGCCGTTGTTGCGCATATTGTTGTGATACGGCTCGTGATTAAGTCCTTTGGCTCCTTTCCCTTTAGACCAGAGGTCTTTCCAGGCCCCGTCTGCTATGTCTTTAGTTAGTAGTCTCATTTTTTTGTGTTCTCTTTTTTTCCCCGGGCGCCTTTCGCCGTTTGATCCTATACTACGGCTTCCTGGATTAGCATCCTAGTGAAGATCGTGTGAAGTGGGTCTTTTTTCCGCGGGTCTTTTTTTCGCCCCCCCCTGGACTGGATTGCCCCTTCTCGACCCTCTCGATCCTCGCCGTGTCTCTAGTCGTCTCATTTGTCCGTCTGCTTATTTAGTCGTGACTAGCTTGAGAGTAGAACGACCTATATAGGACGCAAAATGAATCAATATGAAGAAGAGATGAATCGTATATTAGGTCTTGTATGCTATTGTATTGCGCCGTTATTTAGGTGCAGATCAGACAACAAACCAATAGGTGATAAAAATGAACAAGTTAGCAAGAGACTATATAGAATCCCTAAACGACTTTAGCCCAATCGATGAAGACGTGGAGCCCATAGTCACAAGAATAGCGCACACGGGTGCTTATCAGGTTAGCACGATACTAGACGGGTATTGGGTAACTCGTACCTACTACGGGTACAGCAAACAAGAATCAATCAATCTATTTAAGGTCGAGTTACTACCGTGCAATCAATAAGAACACAGTACCTTGAGAGATTGGCAGTAAACAAGCCAATCTACATAAACTGGACTACGGCAACAAGGGCAGAATTAGGTGCAATACGCTACCTAGTAGCGCACAGTATAGCGGTCTGCACAGATGCTTGCTATGAGACTGAAACTGCCACTTACCAATCAAGAGCGGGGTTATAAAAATGATTATTCTAAACGGTAGTAAATTCGCAGAAACTGAAACTGAATTTCTCAACTCGCTATTTAGTAGCGGTGGTACGTGTAAGGGTTACGCCAAAAGGTTCAAGCGCAGAATTGATATAAGCAATATGCAAAAAGAAAAGATCGGTGTAATAAATCGGTTCGGTATACTTTGTTGTGCAACCAATACCGTAGACGGTTGGTGGTACAATTTGGCTACGATCAAGGAAGTTGGAGAATACGATTCCTTACTAAGTGAGCTAGAAGAGGTGGCGTCCTACGGTGTTATCACCCACTACGACAAAGGGGATCGGGTGTACTCTTTTTGCAATTCAAACAAATAACGGAGAAGAAAATGATGAATATCACGAGACATTGGGGAATCCTAGAAAACGTAGTGAGACTAGACAACTCACCAAACGGAAACCCACGCTATAAAGGCACAGTCGACGGGTACACCTTTCGGACTCAGAGAGACCACAGTCACGGGTACATATTTAGGAGTTATGAAGGCAAGTACGTAGAAGTTGAGATCGGATCTCACTACCGAACACTTCAGCTCCACACAATCAAAAGCACAAACGGTAAATAAGATGTTAACATATACTGAAGCTAAAGAACTACTGAACACGGCACGAAACAAGGCAAACGGGAAACCTATCGCAAACAATACACGCCTATTTGACAGAGGGGAATACATTGCCGTTAGACTGCACAGTACAGACGTGCTAAACATATACCCCAACGGAAAATACAAAGTGTACACGGGAGGGTACTACTCCACTACAACTAAGGAACGGATCAATAGGTTCAGCCCCGTGCGCGTTTACCAGCAGTCGTGGGCCTGGTACACGTGGCAACCTGCCCTTCCCGATGAACCTTCTGAGCTGTTTATCGACGGAGCCTTCTACAATTCAGACGGAGTTAAACTGTAAATAACCACAAGCAATAGGTACAAAGTTTACATACACACTTGATAACCTTTCTTTGTAGGGATTTAGGGAGGATTTAGGGTAGCCACTTGCTGTCTTATTCCTCCTTTTTTCCTGTGCATATTCGTACTTTATTTGTAGTCTTTTCCCTTAGGGGGGAGAGGGGTAAACCCTTAAGTGACAGGGTGTGTTACCCCCTCTTAATACGAGCCTCTTTTTTTGGGGTCTTTTTTTTGGGGGAGGGGTATTTAAGTAATTTCGGAATACACCTTGTGTGCCCGCCGCTTCGGAGCCTTCCTCTTGGTGAAGGGTTATACGTTAGCTGGGTACTTGAGGAGGAGGGATGCCCCCCTTCCAGCAGGTATTAAAAGAGAGTTAGATTTCGCCGCTTCACGTAGTGTGTGGTTGGGGGTACGCCGAATACATCTGCTAAAGGACGCACAGCCTGAGTGCTGTGAACCACGCTATTGTGAAGAGGACTTTATTTTACCTGATCCAACCCGCTCTTTCAAAGGGAAGTGTGCCAGTGTGTACTGCTTGCTGTTCAGGGGACGTATGTAAAGGACCTTCCTCTCGGAGCCAGGGCTTACCGCTTCCTCGTCGGGTTGCCTTTGGTCATCTTCTTATTGAGGGATGCTAGTTCACGCTTTTCCAGTAGAGTGGCCCGTAATCTGGCTTTCTCCATACGAAACTCTACGTCCGTCTGAAGAGGATTTGGATCTTCTTCTCGCTTAACGTATATTCTATTTGGGGGCAACTGCGCTGGCATCATGGAGGGAATATACAAAATTGCTTGATCTTTGTCAAAGAATTATGAAGGAAAGGTGAAAATAAATGTTAGGCTTCGCCGAAGGTGTCGAACCACGTCCCGCTAAAGGTGTTGTCTGGGTTGGCGTCCACGTAGTTCTCGTCTCCACTGAGTCCGTGCGTGATGGCTTCCGTTATAAGCTGTAGCAAGTGAAAGAACACGTCCATGTCGCTGTTACCAGAAGCCTCCTGAAGAGACTCTGCTGATCGTGTTACGATAGTGAGCATCGCTGCTATACCCACGCCGAGCGTGTCGGTCTTACCGAGGCTTTTGTTACCTAATATGGACTCATCAAATGCGCTCACTGCGTCATCAATAGCGTCTAAAAACTCAAGATCAACTTCGTCGTTTTTGTTATCTTTCATATTAAAGATCCTCTTTTGTACAAATACAAGAAAGCCCCCGACAAACCGTGGGAGTCTGTCGAGGGCATCCCTCGCTTAGGTTAATGGGGGCTAAAACGGGAGTGAGTCGTCTGGTGCAAAGGTGTAGGTACCTTTACCAGCCATGTCATCGTTCGAGTGATCGGACTTGCTCTTGTTCTCTACAGGAGAGAGCATAATCATGTCTCTAGCGTTGATCTCGGTAGAGTAGCGTGTCACGCCATCCTTGTCGTAGGAGCGTGTCTGAAGCGAGCCTTCGATGTACACCTTTGATCCCTTCTTGAGATACTGGGCGCAAATCTCAGCGAGCTTGGCCCACACTACGACATTGTGCCACTCCGTTTTGTCTTGCCACTCCCCAGAGGAGTCCTTGTACCTGTCAGAGGTGGCTACGGAAAAAGAGCAAACGGCAGTGCCTGAACCCGTGTGACGGAGTTCTGGATCTTTGCCGAGGTTGCCGATGAGTTGAGCCTTGTTAAGTGCTTTCATGTTGAATTGTTTTCTACTTAGTTGAGTTGGTTTGATGTATTATTAGCGGTATTGACACTAATGCCACAAGTGCTACTACGAGTCCGATAAGGAAGAGTTCCCCACCACCACCCGCATAAGCTGTAAAAAATGCACCTATGGCGACCAAGGCGACATTTGGCACAGAGGCTTTTATTGCTGTTTTTAGGGTCATGTTGTCTATTTTTAGTTAAACACAGAGCCAATATAGAGAAAAATAAAATAAAAGTCAATGGTTCTTTGACAAGTTCACAATATATTCGTATATTCGCCCCTAGTTCAACATAGGGATCAGTAAATAGCACTATGCCAAAGAGACATTCGATAAAACCCTACGAGGAATTTACCAGACAGGAAAAGACACTTGTAGATTCGTACTGTGACGCTGACGGTGATCAGTACAGGAATAAGATTCAGTCCTATAAGGTCGCGGGGTACTACTTCGCTGGCCCTCCTGAAGGGGAAAAGGACGACGGTAGAGGCTATAGGGCTGCTAAGGTGAAGGCTGACAAGATATTTAAGAAGCCCCACATCCAGGCAGAGGTTAAGCGTCGGGCTGACATTGAGTTAAAGGCTTTGGAGATGGGTATTGAGGAGACTGTTGCTCGCGTTTCGGCGATGGCAAGGGCTGACTTGATGCAATATCTTATTGAGGTGCCTGTTGAGTGCCCCCACTGCGGTGAGGGCGTGAGTCACGGCATCGAATATGTATTTGATGTACAGCGTATGCGTAAGGACGGTCTCGGACCGCTCTTAAAGGATGTTTCGCCAACAAAGTTCGGTACTAAGTTGACGTTCTATCCCGCCGATGCTGCTCAGGATCGCATGATGAAGTACCACGGTGGCTTCAAGGCGAGTTCTGACGGCTCAGGCAACACATACGTAGACAAACTCCTTGTTTTGGCAAAGGGAGACTAGTTCTTTGAGTATTGAAACATTATCAAGAGAAGATTTAGACGCTCTTGCCGAGAAGTCGTGGGACCCTGTGTGGTTTGCGATCAATGTTCTCGGTGAGAAGGTGTGGTCTAAGCAAGCCGATATGCTTCGTGCTTGCCGAGATTACGATAGGGTAGCTGTACGTTCGGGTCACAAGACCAGTAAGACCCGATCTATGGCTATAATAGCCCTCTGGTGGCCCTTCTATTGGCAACTAAAAGGGGAGGATGCACGAGTCGCTATATCCTCTGCATCTTTTGATCAGGTGAAGAAGGCGCTTTGGCGCGAGATACGCCAGATGGTACGTAAATCTCCTGTCTATCAGGAGTTCCTAGAAAAGGACCCTTCCCTCGATCCCTCCACGGGGCTAACCCTTCGTAACGGCAATCAAGCCTTTGGCTTCTCTACTACAGAGCCAGAACGCGCTGCTGGTGTCTCCTCTCCGCACATCCTGTACCTCCTAGACGAGGCTTCGGGTATTGAGGACATTATCTTTGAGGCTATGGAGGGGAACATGGCTGGTGGAGCTAAGATATTCATGGCGTCACAGGCTACAAAGATGACGGGTGAGTTTTGCAACGCCTTTACGAAGTATTCGCGGTTTTGGCACAATATAAAGTTGTCATCCTACGACTCTCCTAACGTCACTGGCGAGATGAAGATCCCTGGATTGGCTACAAAGCCTTGGATCGACGAGAAATTTGATATGTGGGGCAAGGAGTCGATTGCTTTTCGAGTTCGCGTCCTTGGCGAGTTCCCTGGTGAAGGCGAGGACTCTGTTATAGACCTTGATAGTGTAGACAAGGCTGTTGAGCGGTGGAAGGACACTTCTGCTACGGGCGAATTGACCCTTGGGGTTGATGTTGCTCGTTTTGGGGATGACGAGTCGGTCATCTACGCTGTTCGCGGTCAGCACGCACACTTACCTATTACTTTACGTAATAGGGACGGTGTGTACGTAGCTAGAAAAATTATTGAAGCGGTGCGCAAGTACCACAGAGAGCACGACAAACAAATAAGGGTGCAAATAGATGAAATCGGACTTGGATCCAGCCCTGTGGATGCCTTACACAACATCCTCAAGGAGAAGGGAAACAAATTTAACATTGTGGTCGTGCCAATTCACGTTCAATCAAGCGCGTCCGACGACGATAACTACAACAATGTCGGGTCAGAAATGGCATTTCAACTTGCAGACTGGATAAGGAAGGGCGGGGCGATCCCTGATGACCCCGTTCTAAAGGAAGAGTTGCTGTCCAATACGTATGAACTAGATGCGAAAGGTCGGCGAAAGGTATTAGGTAAAAAGGAGATGAAGAAAGTAATCCGTAGGAGCCCTGATCGCAGAAATGCGCTTGAGATGGCTATCTACAAAAGAAAGCACGGCGGCCAGACTATTGGCTACGCGCACTTAAATCTATAGAATATGGCTGATCTTTGGGTAGAAAACAGGCATCCTGATTACGAAGTGGAGGTTCTAAAGAGGCAGTACACTAGGGATCAGTACACAGGACGCGCCTTAGCGGTAGCAAAGTCGGAATCTAGTTCAATGAATGACGATCCTGACGGTTCTAAGCCCCCACGGGCAATATCTAACTTTATGTCGGAGGACAACCTGCCTAGGGGAACCTACAGGGTGGGCTACTTCTCTAGCGAGGGCTCTGGTGCCCCCTCCTCGAACGGTGGGTACGGCTCTTATCTTATACGCAGGAGCCAAGGCGAGTCAGCCTCTGCTTTTGCGGAACGAGCGAGGATTACTCGCTTCCCCTCACACATGGCAGCGCTTGTCGATGCGTACTCTGGTGGTATCGCCGCCGTTGAGAACGGCAAGTGGAATCTAAGGGAAGAAGGACCCCTTGGAGCTAGTGATGATGAGGGCTCTTTGATGTACCGTATGTGGAGAGACATCGACGGTACTGGATTAAACTGGCTAGGAGCACTGAACAAGGCGAAGACGAATGTTATCGTGGATAACAAGTTCTTTTCCTTTACGTACTTGCCAGAAGGGGCTGCGAACCCGCTGACAGAGATCATCGACCCGAACAGGATTGTCGATTGGCACATGGTCAACGGACGCCCTACGTGGCTCTTAGTGGCAGAGGACGTGCTTGAGCGTCCCGATATGCACGAGCCCGCAGAGGTTGTGCGCTACTACACAGAGTACGATGTTGACGGGTGGACGAAATGGCGTATCAGCGAAAACGACGGGGGTGACGACACCCTTGAGGTGGTGGATGCTGACACTTGGAAGCACAAGTTCTACACGGACGACACAAGGACCGTTGAGCGTTTGCCTTTCACGTACCTGAAGTTCTCTGATCGCATGACCAGAGAGGTCGGCTACCAGATGGCAGAAGACCACAATGCCCTGTACAACATCCTCAGCGATGCCCGCTGGAACTTCCGTGTGATCAACCACCCACGCCTTGTTGGTGACGTTGAGGACAGTGTGTTCAACAAGGGCGTTGCGGGTATCAATGCGGGTGCTAACGGCTTACAAGGGGACTGGAGCTACATCTCCCCAGACTCAAGTAACGCTTCTGAGGCGTACAGAACCTACGAGGCCGAGGTCAAGCAGTTCTACATTACGAACCACCAGCGCATGAACGCCCCGAACATAGAGCGCTCTGCTACTGAGGTGCTGTTCAACCAAGCAGAAGGGCGCACGGCGTTCCTGAGCCTGATGGCAAGCGCTATTGACGAGATTGACAACGACTGGCGGTTCCTAGGTTCAC